TCACGAGGTTTTCCTGACCTTTAACTTTGTCGCGGCAGTTGCGAACGTAGTGAAATTTGCGGGGTATTCCGACGGAGTGAACGGCATTGAACTTCAGCAAAGCGGGTCGACAGTTCAGTTCGTTATATATTCCGGAACTTCAAACGGAAATCAGACTGTGACACAGGCCAACTGGAATGTAGACCGCATGGACGGGACCGGCCCCAGCGGCCTCACTTTGGATCTAACCAAGACCCAGATTTTGGTTATCGACCTTCAGGCGCTGTATACCGGCCGGGTGCGGGTGGGCTTCAATATCGGAGGGATCGTAATCCCAGTGCACACCTTTGAACACTCCAATGCAGCGGTTTTTCCATACATACAGACCGCGAATCTCCCGATTCGTTGCGGGATGACTTGCACGGGCACCGTCTCGACAACGATGCGATTCATCTGTTCCAGCATCTGCTCTAACGGAGGAGCTCCCGACCCCGCGAGCTCCGGGTATTCCTTTTCGGTTGAGGGAACGGTTACCGCTGGAAACGGAACTGCGACACACGCGCTTTCGGTTCGCCCCAAAACTACTTTTAACTCTTTCCCGGTGCGAGCCAAATTCGTTCTCGATTCGGTGGAAGTATTTGTCTCCGGAGTCACCCCCATAACGTGGCAGCTAGTCCTCGGACAGGCGATTTCTGGGACTACGACCTACTCGGAGGTGAACGCTACCTATTCGATGTTCGAATCCAATTCGGCGGGCACCGCAAGCGGGTCCCCGGCGATTGTTCTCTTGGGAGGATACGTTGCGGCCGCGGATAAAGCCGCCAGTTCTCCCATAAGTGCCATTTTCAATAACCGGTATCCGGTCACCCTGAATGCTGCCGGGGTTGTGCGAGCGCTTGGAACCCTCTCGGTTCTAGTGACAGGACTCGGGGCAACCAGCGCTTGCCGGGTGAGATTAAACTGGCGTGAAGTCTGGTAACCTCCGACTGTTCTATACTATGAGTACTCCAATAGATCTCGGCCGTGCTAGCGAATTTAGCGGTGGCAGCCCCGCGACTCCGATCAACGACCGGGACCGTGTTTATTACCCTGAATTTACGTACTCCGGCGACAAGGAGCTCGAGCTCCCGGAGGAAGGCGAAATGACCATCAAGTTCCGGACTGTGCGCGAGACTGAAGACGTCCGGGAAGGCCGATACACATGCACCGTCGAAGTTCTTTCGATTGAAAAAGTGAAGGGCGAGAAAGACAACCGCCCTTCGAAGCGCGACACCTCCGCGGAGGATGCTCTCGACACACTGGCAAAAGCTTTCGGCAAAGACAAAGAATCCTACTAAAATATGTTCACCGTAGACTCGATCTGGGAAGACGCCAAGCAGGTCATCGGCACCTGTGACGATGCCAAGCTTTTGCGCTGGGTCGGAGACGCGGTCTCTCTTGTCGCGAACAAAGAGGATCTAGAGGGCATTAAGGGCTGGGCGGATATCTGCACGGTGGGCTGCTCTTGTCAGAGCGGAATGAATTGCGGCAACTCCTCCGGCTGCGGTCGCAGATGCCTCTCCCTCCCGAGAGAGGTTCTGACAGTTATTGGGGTGAACATCGGCGGTCAACCTCTCTTAGGCCGCAGCCAACTTTTCGAATTCCATTTGAACGGCACCGGTTCTTGCCGCACGGTCTGCGAATGGTCGTACGACGACAAGGGATACGGCTGGCCGACCTACCGGGACCTTATCACACCGGCGAAGCTCGTAGCGTATACCGCGACACCGGCGGACAATGGAGTGGCTTTGATCGTTTTCGGGTACGACAGCAACGGCAATGTTCTTCGGCGTCTGGAAAATGGCGTCTGGCTGAACGGGTACCGAGTGCCGACGATCTACGGCGTTGCAGTCCCCGATGACACCGCGCCAATCGTGGCGAGGATCACCAGCGTCCAGAAGGGTCTTTCTGTTGGACAGATTCGGCTCTCCACAATCGATGATGGCAGCACGAACAGCCCCGGGCTGCTCCTCGGCGTTTACGAACCCGACGAGACTTTGCCCCAGTACCGAAGGATACGTTTAAACAGGTCCTGCTCTTGGGTGCGTATCGCGTACATCAAATCGATCAATGAATTTCGTTCTCGTTGGGATCACATTCCGATGAGCAGCAGAGTGGCGTTCCTCATGGCGCTCCGCGCGCGGAAGCTCTACAGCGAGCAGCAGCTTGCCAATGGGCAGCAATTCGAAGCCAATGCGGCCCGGCTGGAGCTCGAGGCGCAATTGAAGCTGGAGCCGCCGACGTACATGCCGCCTCAAATCTTGGATTGGAACAGCCCTCGGGATAAGTACGACTACGACATACGATAAAATGGCTTCCGCTGCAACTACGTTCGATACGGTCATTGCCGGGACGAGGCTGCTCGATATGGACTCGAGCTGGCCTTCTGGCGTGCGCTCAGACATGGATCCCGCCCAGCTCCCGCAAGGGTACGCTTGGCAGGCGATCAACATGACGAACATCGGCGGGCTCTGGTCCTGCCGCCCCGGGTACAAGTGTTGGGCGACGCTACCAGATGGAAACCTCCAAGGCGGGTTTATTTTCCGGCCCCTCATAGGAGCTGAGATCGCGGTGGTCGCGGTCAACGGTGAGATCTACCAGAGCCTGTGGCCCTTTACCACATTCACGAAAATCGCGGGCCTCCAGTTTTCTCCGTACGCCGGTGAAGTATTTTTCGAGCAGACTTTACAGTCCGCGCAGCGCCTGACTACCGATCTCGGATCGGCGATTGAGGTAATTCCCAGCAAGGCGGTCCTGATGATCCAAGACGGTGGCGAGACAGCCCCCGGTTGGTACGACGGTCTGAATGCCGGGCACATAAAAGGAAACCTGTACGGCACTCCGTCCGGCGGCCCGATGGTTTGGGTAGGAGATCGTCTCTGGGTCGCAGTGGACGACGAGCTTTTTGCGAGCGACAACTCGAACCCGTTTTCTTTCCGGGAAAATGTTTATCTTGGCGGGCAATCCAGCTTTCGATTCATCGGAAAGATTACTGCGATGTCTCGCACTCCCGCGGCAGAAGCGCCGCAGCTCATGGTGTTCACGCAGGCCAATGGATCCCTCGTTCAGGCGAGCATCCGGGATCGCAGCCTCTGGCCCACGACCATCAATTTTCAAGAGGAAATTATTCAGGTCGGCTGCTGGTCTCACAGATCGGTGATCTCTCACTTTGGAAAATTGATTTGGTACTCTCCGGCTGGCGTGGCAATTTACGATCCCGCCACTTCTGCCAAGCTGACGACCCGGCTCCCGATTCGGGATTCCGAAATGCTCGAGGACAAAATCCGTTTGAGCGATGATCTCTCTTTTGCGGCCTCCGGCAAGTTCGGTCAGTTCATCATGCTTTCTCTGCCTTCAGAGGATACGTACAACCGCACCACGTGGATCATAAACAACGCCAGCTTCACCAGCATGTCAGACGACTCTGGTCCATGCTGGAATGGCTACTGGCTCGGCACCCGGCCGGTTCAGTGGATGTGCGGACAGGTTGGCGGAGTTGAAAGAGCTTTTCACGTTGCGCACGACGAAGACGGAAAAAATCGCCTCTGGGAAACCTTCCAGCCAAACCGGCTCGACAACGGTTGTCCTATCACGTGGGCGCTCTTTACTCGCGGTTATTTCGGACAGACGGCCGCGGTTCAAGCGAAGCCTCCCGGAAGCAAATGCCGACTCAAATGGGTTGACGTCGCGCTAAGCGCAATCGAGGAAGATTTAGATCTCGGTGCGTTCTATGCCGGTGGGATGAGTGGATCCTTTGAGCCGTTCCTCGTGACGAAGCTGAACGCAGAGCGCGGGAGTCTATCCTACGATTTGCCCATAGATCTCGACTCGCAGATCTTTTCTTTCAAGCCGCAGTCTCGCACAGTGCGGACTCAGGATGCAGACGAGCAGACCGCTACCCAGAGCGGCGCGTGTCCAGTCGAAAAGAGCGAGCGGGACAATATCGATACGAATTTCCAGATCCTCATATCTGGGCATGGCCCGGCTACGATCCGATGGATCCGCCCAGTCTCGCTTCTGGAGAATCCTGATCTCGATGGCAATCCGAAAGCCTGCGAGGACGAAGAAGGCAAACGCGCGGTGCGCTATGATGGCGAGGCCGTGAAAGCGGATACGTATCCGGAACTAGTAGCGGGCCT